ATGAGCAACGACCTGATCCGATCGATGATCGACGTGATGACCGTCGCACAGTTGCGCGAAGCGGCGGAAGGAGCGCGCGGCGAAGTCGAGAAACATGCGGCGGTTCTCGCCGCGATCGAAGAAGAGATCGAGCGGCGCGGAGAACTCGCGCCGAAAAAAAAGTCGAGCGGGTCGACGCGCGGGCCGGGCCGACCGCGCAAGCACCCGGCTCCGGATCCGAACGCGCCGAAGCGCCCGGTCGGCCGGCCGCGGAAGACGCTGGCGGATCCGTATCCGATCGAGTCAGCGGAGGGCTGAGCTGGACGATTCCCGGGATTCCGCTGAGTCCGAACGTCCGCGAGCGGATGCACTGGGCGGCGCGCGACCGCTACAACAAGCAGTGGCTGCGCCGCGTTCGCCTCTTCGCTCGGCGCCCGCCGAAAACCTGGGACCCGAAGCGGCGCGTCGTCGTCGAGATCGTCCTCTTTTGCACCCGGCGCTACGATCGCGACAACGCGTACGGATCGGTCAAGCCGATTCTCGATGCTCTCCGCCATCTGGGCTGGGTTCAGAACGATTCGGAGCTGTGGGTCGATCTTGATGTATCGACGCAGCTCGTCGGACGAAAGCGCTCGATCGCCAAACAGTTCGAGCGTACGGCGATCCGGATTCGCTGAGGAGGATGTCGTCAGAACGGCATCCTCCTTTTCTTTTTCTCCCGATTACGTACGCCGCCAAGGTGACGAATAGCACCGCTACGGCGTCGAGAGCGATCGAGAGAAAGAGCGACCTATCCAAGAGCGGAACGCGCGCCATCGTCCACCCGACGCGCATCAAGGCCGTGGTAAGCGATAGATGCACGAGCGTTTGGATTGCTTGAAAGCACGGCCGGTCGCCGGCGCTGTGAACCGAGCACGCCTGGATCCGCGCCGCCGCAAGCGCGAACGCGAAAACCGCGCAAATCGAAAGTACGACGGGCATCATCGGTTACCTCCCGTTTTTCTTTCGCGCTCGAGAGCCTCGATCCGCCGTTCGAGCAGCTCGATTCTACGGATTTTTTCGTCCTGGAGCGCGTAACGACCCTCGGCTTGGTCGCGCAGCATAGCGCCGGGATGGGCTGGGACGCGAGCGTGCTGCTCGATGAGGGCTTCGACTTCGGGGCGGATCGCCTTCCAGATGATAGGCGCTAAAAACGTCGTCTGCACGGCCGAGAGCGCCGCGAGCGACGAGATCAGCGCGATCAAGCTCGTCCGGTCGAAGACGCGAGATCGAGGAGTAGTTTCGGCCACGACGGCGCTCCGAGTTGGGGGAATTCGGTGCGCGCGATTCTACGATCGGGCGGCGAGAAAAGGCTTTCTTTCTCGCGGGGTCGAGGCAAAAAGAGAGCCGCGTGTAGGGGCGCGGCTCCGGAGAAAAAAAGAGGAAGGCGGGATTATGCGGTTCGAAAAAGCGTGGCGCAAGCTCGAGCGGCGGGTCGGGGAAGTATCGGTCGAGGCGCGAGCTGCGATCGCGCTCGGGTTCGTCCGGCAGTGGTGCGACTCGACCGGGCTCGATCGGATCATGGGGATCGACGCCGCCGACGTCGGCTCCGCGGCGGTCGAAGCGATCCGGCGCTGGGGAGTCGAGTCGGCCGGGCGTTGGGTCTACCCCGAGATCCTCGCGGCGTTTTCGCTCCGCGACAAAGGACGCGCTACCGGCGGACGACGGAAAGCGGCGAAGCCCGACTCCGCCGAACCCTCACGGTTTACCGTCACGGTTCCGGAGGCTCCGAACCCTCACGGTTTACCCTCACGGTTTCCGAGCGCCGAAACCCTCACGGTTTCCCCTAACGGTTTTAGACGCTCAGAACCCCCTACGGTTTCGAGCACCGAAAAGCCTCACGGTTTCGAGGCCTCAGAACCCCCCACGGTTTTCGACGCTTCAAACCCTAAGGGAAAACCGTCAGGGTTTCTAGCGCCGAAAAGCCTCACGGTTTCCAGCGCTGAAAAGCCTGAGGTCAAAACGACGCTCCCGCATCCGGACGGTTCCGCTGGCTCTCGGAGCTTCGCTCCCGAGGTCTACGACGAGCCTGGGGAGTGGATCGAGCCCGTCGATCCCTGGGACCCGTTCTGCCGCCGGTGGCACCGCTGGCGAGCTGTCGAGCCGCCGCAGGACCGCCAAACCGCCGTCGTCGTCGAGTGGATCGCGCTCCGCGACGGTCCGCAGGGGCTCTCCCGGTCGCACTGGCTCTGGTGGCTCCGCTCGCTGCCGGCGCTCCCGCCCGAGGACGTCGGCGTCGAACCGGATGCCGTCCTCGACTGGCTCCGCCGATCCGGCGAGCTGCCCTTGCCGCCGCTCCCGCCGCCGGAGGATCCCGCCTACGACGCCGCGCTACGCTCGCTGCCGTGCGCGCCCGTGAATCCAGAGGCCGGGACGACAGCCGAGGCCGTCCGCGTCTTCGAGCGCTACAGCGAAGCCGTGGGCAACGACGCCGAGCGGGCGAAGGGAATCATGCGGATCGTCTCGCTCATCGGCGGGTCGATCTGCGGATCGGTCGATCCGGATACCCTGATTCGAGCCGCGGAGAACTACGGCCGCGAGCTGCCGAACGATCGCGAGGCCGGCCGACGCAAGACCGCGGCGAGCTTCTACGGCGACGCGGAGCAGACTTGGCGGCTGCTCGGCGATCCGAGCTACGTCCCGCGCGCCCCGCGCATGGCCGAGGCGCGGAAGCGACGGAAAGCGGCGTCGAGCGAGTGAGCGCGAAGCGAAGGGAAGGAGGGACCGAGCCCGCGGGTTGTTTGGTCGCGGGCTCGGCGCGGCCGCGGGTGCGGCGCTTGAAAGTTGGGTCGAGTCGGGGATGATCTGGAGCATCGTCGCGTTCCAAAGACGCGGCGACTCGTTGGTTGTTTACCACGCTTGCCGACGGAAGAAAAGCGAGGTGAGGAGAGTTCCACCGCGAACGATCGAACGACGAGACGGTAAACGACCGGAAGAACTCCGGTTCTGGCGAATCTGCTTTCCGATCGGTTGATCTCGCTCGCGGCTCAATCCGTTCAGTCTCAAACGGCTCGATTACCGGGACGGCATACCGGGAACTGGCTCGCTCTCGACCGCCGGAGCGAGATTCATCGAGGAAGGAACTCACGAGACGCTGAGTGAACAGATCCGAGAAGTCCAATCTCGGATGACCGGAGGAAGAGTCCGGAGCTTGAGATGGAATGCCATCTGCTTGCATGGGGCGGGCATGGGCATCTCGAAACTCCGAGAAATCTAGTCGGAGAAAAATTCGCCGAAAACTTTCCGACCGGCGGAATTTTCGCGAATTACAGCGCGGCGAAAGCGCGAGAATTGTTCTTGCCGCTCGAAAGCGCCGTGGCATAATCGCTTCGAGATTCGAACCAACGAAATCCGTCAGCCGATTCGATACCGCACACTATCGACTCGGCGAGTCCCAGTCGTTCGGCGACGCTTGCTCGGCGGCAGCCGGACGGCTGGGAGCGGACCTTGGAAGCTCTGGAAACAACAAGAATCCGTAGCTGGAAGGGACGGCCATCCCGACTGGCGAATCCCGGCCGCCAGACGCGCCATGCTCGGCTCTCGTCTGTGCGGCTGGGAGCGGACCCAAAGGAGGATCGATGGCGAAGAAGAAGGCGATTGCGAAGGAACGGAAGGCCAAGAAGAAGACTGAGAAGCCGAGGAAGAAACCCGAGGCAAGGCCGATCAAGAGGAACGTTCGGATTCCGAAGCCAGTTCCGGCTCCGGCAACTGCTCCGGCTCCAAAGCCGACGCCTCCTCCTCCGATTCCAGTTTCGGAAAAGAGAAACGTATCCCGAGATCAACCGCAACTGGTACTTCGAGCTGAAGCTCTTTTTTCCGCTGTGTCTTGGTGGCATCGGTCGCTGATCGAACAGGCAGTCATCGACATGACTTCGTGCCGCGCGTTCTCGGATCTCGACCCTCAAATTCGAGGCCAGGTTCACAGCTCGCTGCGCGTCCTCTTAGAGAGGATCCGGCAAGAAGGCCAAAGAATGTGGTGCATCGAAGCGGCTCAGGGGATCAAGAACCGCATGAAGCAAATCGAGTGGATCCGATAACGAAGAGACCCCCCGCGCCGACCGGGTACTCACGGCGCCAGGACACCGACGGCGCGGGGCGTTTTACGGAGGAGGACGATGACACGAGCCGAAGTCGAGCTTGAACTCGCCCGGATCGGGATCGAGTGCGAGACGCTGTTTCACACGATCACGAGCCGAATGGCTTGGGTCATCGTCCGGTTCCGGAGATCCAAAGGGGACTGGAACGCCTATTCGACAAAGATCCGCCTCGACGACATCGACGAGCCCGCTGAGTTCGCGGCTCGGATCGAGCGCGACATCCTCGCCGATCTCGAGCGCGGGCTGAGGTTTTACCGGGAGCACCCGTGAGACATCCGAAACCCGACGGCGCGAAGGAATGCCGCTGCGTGATCTGCGGGAAGAAGTTCCTCTCCTACTGGTCGCGCAAGGCGTTGCTTTGCTCGCCCGAGTGCTGGCGCGCGCGCTGCCGTCAGATTCGCCCGGAGTATCAGCGGCTGAAGGCTGAGCGAAACGCAAAGTTCGCGCGGTGGATTCAGAAGGAGATTGCGTCGACGAAGGCGCGGCCGTCGTGGCTCGCGCGGGAAGTCGGCGTTACTCAGACGGCCGTGCGGCAATGGGTCCTTGGCTACGTCGAGCCTCCGCCTCCGCGACTCGAAGCGATCAAGGCGGCGTTCGCGAAGGCGCGGAGCGAGGGCGTCCCGCCGATCGAGCGGCCGAGGCCGGGGAAGAAGAAATGATCTGGACCGAGACCGAAATCCTCCGCCGGCTCATCGCGTGGCGCTCGAACGGTGGTCAATACGTCGTCGTCGGAGCCGTACGGACAGCGCGCGGTTTCAACTCCTCGCGCACCGTCGACGCCATCGAGGTCGGGCTCTGGCCGTCGAGGGGCCATAGATTCACCGGATACGAGATCAAGGTTTCGAAATCCGACTTCCGCCGCGAACTCAAGGACGCGGAGAAGGGCCAGGAATCGGCGAAGTTCCTGTCGGCGTACTCGCTCGCGGTTCCGAAGTCTCTCGGCATCGCGGCCGGCGACGTGCCGGACGACTGGGGCTTGGTCGAACTCTACGACGACGGCGGGATACGGTTCGAGAAGCACCCGCCCGAGCGCAAGGCCGAGCCGCCGACGGCTGCGTTCGTCGCGTCCATGTTCAAGGCGTTCTCGGTGGGCTACGTCCCGCGGGTCGATCTTGAGTTGGCCGAGAGGCAATCGAAAGAGCTTAGCGAGAGCGCGGGAAAGTGGGCATACGAGATGCTTTGTCGGGCGTCGGACGAGCAGGCCGTTCGCGAACTCTCGCGTCGGATCGTTTTCAATCCGATCGAGTTCTATTCGAAGGACTTCCGGTTCGACTCGGGCGACTACGACAAGATCGCGTTCCTCGTGAAGAAGATCCTCGGAGCGCGCTGCATTCGCGCCGACGCGCGGAACGCGATCGCTTCGGCTCGTGCTGCGGCGAGGAGCCTTTCGAAGTCGGCGCGCGAAGTTGAGGCTGCGATCAAAGGATTGTTTCCGGACAGCGACATGGGAGAGGAGCCGCCAGCGTGACTCCGCGAACCAACTCGGAAGAGCAAGCTCGGATCGCGCGAGAGATGGCGAAGCGCCCGCCCGGTCCGTTCCATCCGGTGGCGATTCTCGATGTCGCCAAGTTTTGCGGTTTCCTCCCGAGAGGACTACTCGCAGCGTGGAGCAACAACCACGTCGCCGCTCAGCTTTTCCGCGTCCGCGGGATAGAAGCGTTCCGGCTCTCGATCCGCCGATTCGACGAGGTTCCGCTCACGTGGGACGAGGTCCAAGACGCGAAGAACAAGACGATCGGCGCAGATGCGATGGCGATCGAGATCTACCCGCCGGCGGACGAACTCGTCGACGTCGCGAACATGCGGCATCTGTGGATGCTTCCGCGCGGCTCCGACGGAGATCGGCTGTTCCGCGCACTTTCCGCGGCGTTTCGAAGCAAGGACCCGAGCCAATGAAGCAGCGTCTCGAAGAGAATCCGCGACGTCAACCAAAGGAGTAAGAGTGGAGCGGCGAGAGATCCTCCGTGTATCGTCGGTCGTTGGTAGTGAGATTCTGCGGCGCGGATTCTGTTACTCCGTGGCGGTAACCGCGATCCCGACGGAAGAATACCGGCGGCGAGTTTGTGGCGAGAAGCAGCACCGCGCGCACTTCATGGCGGAGGACTTCGACGCTGACGATGCCGACGGCAGCGAGACGAGCTGCGCCGATACGCTCCCGCTCGCGGTGGCGAAGGCCGCGGCCAAGGCCCTTGGGATCGAGGAGGCCCAATGCGAGGAGAAGTGATCGTCGCAGCCTGGCGCGCGCTCGCGAAACTCATCGAGCCAGAGCCGACGTGGAAGGCGGCCGATCGGATGGCGGGATATACCACCACGAGCGAGACGAGCGACGGCGAGTGGTGGACGCGCGAGTATAGAGAGCGCGACGTCGACGGGATGCGTGTAGGGAGGTGGGTCGTCGGTCCGCGCCAGCACGACTTCGAGGCGCTGGCCGACGCGCTGATCCCGCACCGCGTGCGCTTTTCGTCTGTCGACAAGCGGCTTCCCGTGGGCGAGGAGTGCGATTGGCTCGCGTGCGCTGTCCACGACGACCCTACAGGGACGCGCATTCATCTCGTGACAGAGGCGAGACACCCGATCCTTTCGGACGCCGCCGCCGTGGCCGCGGCCAGAGTGCTTGGGCTGATACCGGGGGAGCCTACGCCATGAGCCGATGGTACTGCTGGAACGACTACGAGCATCGAGACGACGGGTCTCGTGACGCGCGATACGGACGCCGCCCGGACTACGACATGGCCGACAAGGCGAGAGACGGCGACGCTTGCGGCGAAGCGTACATGGCCGGCTATCGCGCCGAAGAGCGGAGACAAGAGGATCGGCGACAGGAAGAGGCCGAAGAGCGCCGGTCCCAAGCTCGGCGTGAAGAAGCGCATCGCTCTTACGAGTACGAGCGGCGCTGCTACGAGGATGAGCAGCACTACCAGGAACAGCAGTATTTCGACCACTACGGGCATTATCCTGGCGAACAAGCGCCTCGCCCGCGTGGAACCTGGACGAAGCCGAAGCCCCGCCCGAAGCGCGCCGGGATCTCGCGGCGGGGGTGGAGGAAGCGACCGTGAAGCATGACTGGTTCTGCACTTACCTCCCGGGCCGAGAAATCCTGACATTGACTGGGTGGCGATGGGACGACCTTATCCGCGTCGAATGCCTTCGCTGCGGGTACGTGATCGACTGCCGAGCGCCGCAAGATAGCGAGTGCGTGCCAGCGGATTCGAGGGTCGAATGATTCGAGTGCCACCGTAGCTCAGTCGGCCAGAGCGCAACGATGTCAGACGTGGCATCGCCAAAGGTCGGAGGTTCGAGTCCTCCCGGTGGCACCAATTTTTAGGAGGGACGGAAGCGATGAGCGACGAGCGCAAGCCGCGGGGGGGTTGGAAGGAATACGATGGGGAATGGATCCTCTGGGCCAGCCCGAACATGTACGAGATCAGGGAACGAGACGGGGGCTTTATCGCAGAAGAGATCGACGCCGACGGGAAGGCCAATGACACCGTCGTTACCGAGGCGCCGACTGCGACGCTGAAAGCCGCACAGCTCGCGGTCGAAGACGACGTCCGAGATCGCGCGTACGCGAACCTGCGAATGATCGGCCTCCCGCCGCTCGGCGAGGTGATCGAGGGGATGCTGGAGGCTGGCGACTCCGACGGGAAGCTCGGCAACATCGAAATCACGAGGCCGTTCAGGCGAGAGCATGGGACCGCGCGAGCGAGCCTCCGTATTGGCAGGGACTCCCTATTCGTGGCTGACAGCGACACCGCCGACGCGGCCGTGCGCGACGTGGCCGCGAAGCTCGGGATCGAGAAGGAGATCCAGACGGATGGGTGATTCCTACCTTTGCGCCCTTTGCTACGAATACTGGCACGGATGGCCGAAGGAGTTCGACGAGCTGGGCCGCGAGTTTTGCTCGAAGGAGTGCATGGCGATTTTCAAGCGGCGAGAAGCGAACGCCCCCGGCGTGGAGTTTACGCCGCCGGCGGACTTGTCCGGGCTTGACGAGACGGAGGAGGCGGACCGTGGCTAAGAAAAGGAAGCCGCTTTCTGGATGGGAGAAGAATGCGTCGGGAACGTGGTACCTCGAAATCGGATCATTTACCGCCTGCATCTACAACGGGAAGCTGCGGGTCGAGGGCAAAACCAGGAAGCTCACGAGTCGCGTGAAAGCTGAAGATCGAATGCTCCAGATGCTGCGGATCGCCGAGGTTCAGCTCGCATCGAGGATCCAGAGGATGCAACAACATGACGAAGAAGCGTAAGCCGGTGCGCGGGTGGCGGAAAACGGCGATCGGTTGCTGCGACGAAGCGTGGTCGCTGCGCGTTGGTAAAGTGAACCTGCGGCTCAACCACCTCGGCGAGCTGTCCGTTCATGCCGACGTCGCAGAGATAGGCCCCGATCGCGTAGACGCCGAACGCTGGGCACTCGTGAAGCTCAAGGACGCATGGCAGCGGCTCGCGAAGAAGATCTCGGAGCGGGAGGCGCCGAAGCCGTGAGCGAGCACAAGTGGCATTTCTTAGGAATCGTCGGCTACGAGCGGTGTGAAAGGTGCAACGCGATTAGATGGCGCTGCGGGCCGACTATGCCGTGCCCAGAGATCCCAGCGCTGACGTCTTCTTCTGATTCTTCTGAAGGAGCAACTCCTTTCCGCGAGATCGATCCCGGAATGACGATCGAGGTGAGCCATGAGTGATACCACCGAGCCTCTTGGTTTCGTCGTAACCACGTGCGCCAGGCGCTACGTGATCTCGCCGATAGGCGGCGGCGAGTGTCCCTGGAACGTCGCCGAGGACGCCTGCCAACATTGGTATTCGACGCGCGCAGAAGCGATCGACTACGTGGCCGGCGACATTCAGAAGGCCGTTGAGCACCGAAGAAAACAGATCTCCACGATGAGTAGAGAGATCGATGAGCTACAGCGGGCGGCGCAGCAGATCTTGAGTGTACGAAACGAAGGAGAAGTGCCCGATGCCTGACCATTTGCTGGCTTCTCTACTCTTCGTCGCGTTCTCGCTGTGTGGAATGGGAGCGGCGCTCGTGGTTCTCCATGCCGCGCGCCGTCTCAACGAAGCAGCATTTCAGGAGAGGTTGTCTATGACCGAAGACGAGCACCGCGACGCCCCCGAGTCCCTGCGCGAGGCGATCGAGAACGCGGGGCTGGGCCTGTCATACAGGCTCGCTGTCTGGGGGACGCCAAGTAACGGCAACCACGGGTGGATGGCGCATATCCATCATCGAGACGGGAACCACGCCTTGGTGGTGTCGGACATTTACCCCGACCCCGAGTCGGCGATACGCGCCGCGCTGGCGGAGTTCAAGAAGCGAAAGGAGGAGCCCCGTGGCTGAGCGAAAGATCCAAGGCGACTGGAAGCACGACGCCGAGCGTGACGTGTGGGGCCTCGCGATCGACTGCGAGTACCAAGCGCGAGTCTTCGAGTCGCGCCCATCGGAAGGGGGATTTCAGCTTTTCGAGCTCGACGATTGCGGCTACGAGATCGCGATCTGCGACAACGAGAAGCCGACGCACGACGAGTGCAAGATCATCGCCGAGTACGCCATCGAGCTGCGTGCCCGCGCGTACCTCCGGGCGATCGGCCTGACCGACGACCTGGAAGCGCTGATCGCGAGCGTGGCGACGGCGGACAAAACCTCCTCTGTTGTATTCTCGACGCATCGCAACGGCGAACGCAATGCTGCCATCCGCGACTACCTTGGCGGGCACAGGGACGATGACTACGAGGTAGCTTTTGGAGAAGCCCCGACCTTCGCCGCCGCGCTGCGGGCCGCGATCGAGCAGCTCGGGGAGGGGAACCGTGGCGCATGAATGGGTCAGGAACATCCCTGGCACTTACCAGTGGAAAGGGCACACGTTCTACGAACTACAACGGATCGAAAATTGTCGCGTGTGCGGCGACGCGCGCTCGATCGGCAGCACGTACGACGGGCCATGCCCGGGGAAGGCGGAGCGTGATACGCGACATCCTGTCCAGGAAGCCGGTGGTCGTCACCGCTGAAGATGTGGCCTCGTTCACGAAACTAAAGCGACCGAAGAAGCGCTTCGCTTGCCATTTGTGCGGCCACGTCTTCTCAGCCGGAGACACCCTTCGCTTCGTCATGGGGAAGGGGTCGACCATCAACTTCTTCACCTGCGAGGGCTGCGACGGCGACGACGTTCAAGATCGGTTCGTCGAAGCCGTCGAAGAGTCCAAGCGACGATTCTGGTGGCTCTACGAGAGAATCGAGGATGCCTATGACGACCGATGAAATCCCCGCGATCGAGAAGCTCGGGGAGGGCGGAGCGTGACCAAGTGCCCCTATTGCCACCGAGCCGTCCATCTCGTGTGGACGAGTCCATACATGGCGGACCACGGGGAGGTGATGTGCGCGCGGTGCTGGGAGTTCTCGCGGCGGTGCGGGATCAACGGCGAGGGGGTGGACATCGGGCCGTTCCCGATGGATCTGGCCAAGAAGAAGGCCAGGGAGGATACCGATGGAACCTGAAGCAATCCCCGCGCTCGAGCGCCGCGTCGCGGAGGCCCTGGAGCCGATGCTCGACAACACTGATGGCGACTGGGTGAAGCAGGTCGATGGCCGCTCGGAGTTCTATTCCAAGAACCGCCTGTGGCAGTACGAGAGGACTTCCCACGACTACTCGACTGGCGAGTGGGTGCCGCGTCCCATCGGCACCGACGGCAACGCCATGCTCGCGCTGATCGCGGCGATGCTCAGGCGCGGGTTCCGATACGAAGCGCGGTCCTCCTCGGGCAGCTCTTCGGAGTTCCACTACGTCGAATTCATCTGGACAGGCCAGGACGGGTTCGAGGTCCAACGCGATGACGCAGCCGCAACGCTCCCCCTCGCCGTCCTGCTCACGGCCGCCAAGGCGCTCGGCGTGGAAGAAGAGAAAACAACGGAGGGAGCATGAAAGTCCAGTCGTACAGCGTCGATGTCGGGGCCGTTCTGGGAACGTTCGAGATCGCCCGTGTCTACCGCGACGGGGAGCAGTGGGTCTCGCGCACGAACAGCGTCGTGGTGCGCTCCGGGACGCTCGAAGAATGCTTGGCAAGCACACGCGCGAGGCTCCACGAAGCCCACTACGAGAAGCTCCAAGCGGCCAAGAAGCTCCTTATCGAGGCCGACGAGACGCGGTCAAAGATCGAAGCCGTCCGCGCGAAGATCGACGCGGAGACGCAGCTCCCACCGGAGGCCCCATGCGACCCGAAGTGATCATCCAGGCGTGGTGCGCGCTCGCGACGCTCCTCGAGCCGCAGCCGACGTGGGAGATAGAGGCTCGCATGGCGCCCACCGCCTGCCCAATCAGCGACGGCGGGTGGTGGAAGCGCGCGTACCACAACCAAGTCCTCGGCGGGGAGGTTGTCGAAACGTCGGTCGTCGCTCCTCGACAACGAGCCTTCGAAACGCTCGCCGACGCGCTGATCCCGCACCGCGTGTTCTTCGATTCGAGAGACACGCGGATTTACGCCGCCGACGAGTGCTCTTGGCGCGTCCACGCGACCTACGCCAACCCAAAACCAATCACCCATCGCGACGCGACGGTCAAGCACCCGATCCTCGCGGACGCCGCCGCCGTGGCCGCGGCCCGCGTACTCGGGCTGATCCCGGAGGAGGCGCAGCCATGACCGACGCCCCGCGCAAGCCACTCAAGGCGTGGCGCAAGGAGCGGCACAACGGCAAGCCGGGATACGTCCTCTTCCTCGGGGCGATGACGATCCACGTCCTCTGCCACAAGAGACGCTGGCGCTGGGAGACGTACCAAAACGGATTCGACTGGAACGAGTACAAGACCCGCGACGAGGCCAAGATCGGCGCCGAGGACTTCATCCGCGAGGTCCTCGAAGACACGATGAAAACACTGAACGGAGAGACGGAGTGAAGGCCACGAAGTACGTTCTACAATTTGGCTTCGGGATCCGAGACATCAACGTCGTCCGCGATGAGGAGAAATCCGATAGAGCGTGGGTCGCGTATCAGGACGGGACCTTTCAAGGAGCTGGGAAAGATCTGGACGGCTGCTTGGCGGCAGTCCGCGCGCGCCTGCGGGGCGAGCACGACAAGCGCGTCGCCGCGGCGATCAAGGTCCTCGGAGAGATGGAAGCGACGCGCGCTAAGATCGACGCCGAGACCGAGCCGCCCAAGGAGACAGCATGACATCAACCCTGATCGCCAAGCACCCGACCGAATTCTATCCACAACTACGCGCCGCGCCGGGGCGCATCGAGCTGCACACGGCGAACGGCGTGGGAGTGGTCTCCGTCGACGCGATCTTCGTTCAAGCGATCTCGGGTGTTCAAGATGAGCCCAAGGGGCCTGCGCTAATTTCGATCGGCGCTGAGAGAATCGTTCGCTGGTCGTTCTCCACGTGGCAGATCCTCGAAGCCGTCGACAAGGCCCGGGATCTCCAGCGCGAAGGAGCGCAGCCGAACGAGCGGCTCATCGAGATCGAGCGCGCTGCCCGCTCGGCGGAGTCCGGTATCGCGATCATCCTTCGAGTCTTCAGGTCGAATTTCCGGGTGGAGGAATGATGGCGTTCGAATGGCGCGGACGAAGTCGGTTCCCGAACTGCATCGACGAGATCAGTTCGGGGATGCTCGACGCGACGGTCGAGCGGTTCTACGGTTTCGATCGGCCCGACAAATCCACAGAATTCATCGCGCAAGTCCGGTTTCTCGGATCGATCGTTTTCGCTCGTCCGTTCTCGGCTGCGGACAAAGCGCGCGAGAAGGCTTTGATGGAGCTTCACCGGATCGTCCAATCGCTCCACGCTACGCTCGGCTACAACGAGACTCGGGCGGCAATCGATCGAGCGCTCTCGCCCGGGGCCGTCGTCCGATTCGGCCGGCGGAGGAACGGCGCTTACTACGTCGAGCCCGAGGGCTATTACTCCCACCCGGAGCATCACGACGATCTCGACTGCGAGGATCCGATCGTGGCGCTTCATCTTTGGGCGAATATTCCGGGAGGGGAAGGGACCGAACCGTGAAGAAGAAGAAACCCAAGCCGCCGAAGCTTCTCCATCGCTGGAGCCGATACGAGGTCGTCGGCGATCAGGGCTGGTACTGCAAGCTCGGCGTCTACCAGATCGAGCTGAGCGACTGCGGCGACTTAGAGATCCGCACGTTCGGGCTCCGGGCGGAGAGCCGAGCGACCGCGGAATCGGTCGTCGAACTCGTGCTTTACGCCGGACTCCAAGAGATCTTCCAAAAGCGGAGCAAGCGGAGGAAGCAGTGCAAGACGAAAAAGACCGACTGACCTACGCGGCGATGCTCGAAAAGGTCGACCGCGACGGCGTCGGGCTGACCGACTGGGAGATCAACTTCGTCGAGTCGCTGTCGAGCCAGCGCGCTCGCGGCGAGCCGATCTCGGAGAAGCAGAAGGCGGCGCTCGAACGGATCTTCGACGATCGGTGTTAATCGGTTCTTGTCCGCGGTCGCACGCGAGAGCATAATTCCGAAAAAGGAGGGACCCCGATGGCCTGGACCCAGCAAGAAACCGCCGAAATCCGCCGACGGCTCGAATCGTGGGGCGCGATGTCGGACGAAGACTTCGCTCGCTACGTCGCCGGCTCCGGCGAGTTCTACGCTTCGACGGCGATGCGCGCGATCGAGGAATTCCGCCGCGATCCGAAGCTCGTTCGCCGGCCGAAGCCGATCGAGATCGAGCGAGCGTGCCGCGAGCAGATCAAAAAGGCGATGGCAGCGAAGCAAGCGAAGGTCGCCGACAGCGTCGGCGACTGCGCGATCTGCGGCGGGCTCAAGCAGGCCGTCGTGTCGTTCTGGGCGCTGCCGATGGACTCGGAGGACTGGAGCCAGATCGACGAAGCGGACATCCGAATCGGCGCGGTCAAAGCGCCCGATCCGTTCGTCGACGTCTGGGTGCTCCACCCCGGGCTGCACGATCAGCACAAAGTCGGCAAGCGGATCATCTGTCATCTCGGCTGCGAGTGCGCCGGCGCCGGCGCCCGAAAGTTCTTCGGCAAGTTCGCGACGGCCGGCGTCGACTGGCTCGCTTCGGGCGGCGAGAGCAGGATAATCCGCGCGGCGCTCGGCGAGTCTCTCCCGCCGCTCGATCGGACGATGATGACGTTCCCGGAGTGGATCAACTCGCTCGGAGAGGCGAAAGAGGCTACGCTCGAGCGGTGGAATCGGCTCGTCCGGAAGATGCGAACCTGGGGCAAGATGGACGTCGAACGTGCTGCGGAATGAGCGAGAACCCGTAATCAAGAACGGCTCGCCGATCGACCGCGAGGTCCGCGCCGAAGCGAAGCGGCTTTACGTCGAGGGCGAGGTCAAGACTCGCGCGGAAGCGGCCGATCGGGTCGGGGTTTCGCGCGAAGCGGTCTACAAGTGGGGACGAGAAGAGGACTGGGATCTCGCGCGCGCCGTCCGCGAGAAGAAGATCGCCGAGCGGCGCGACGCCGAGCGCGTCGACGACCTAACGGCCTACGACCGCAAGCACCTCGACTTCTCCGGTAAGGTCCTCCGCGTTGCCGAAGCCGCGCTCGGGCTCGTGGCGGAGGACATTCAGGAAGCGCAGAAGGAGAACAAGGAAGCCGCCGCGGCCGGGAAGAAGAAGCGCCCGCGGCCGATTCGGACGCGCGAGCTAGCCGATCTCGCGAACGTCGCCGCCAAGGTCCAGGAGGTCCAGCGTAAGGCGATCGGGGCGGACGAAGAGAAGCGCGACGAGCGGTACGTCCTGGAGCTCGAAGACTTCGAGGAGACGATCCGGAAGCGGATCGAGTCGGGCGACTTGCCGGGCGGAGAGAAGAAGGAACCCGAGGCCGATGCCTGAAGAAGAGATCGCGATCGAGTCGCTCAAGCTTGATCCTAAGAACGCGCGGAGTCACGACGATCGGAACATCTTGGCGATCGTCTCTTCGCTGTCGCGCTTCGGGCAAGTGAAGCCGGTCGTCATCGATAAGACGGGCGTTGTGCGAGCCGGAAACGGCGTCGTGATCGCAGCTCGCAAGCTCGGTTGGAAGACCGTCAAAGCGGTTCGGGTCGATCTTCCAGAGTCCGAACTCACCGCGTTTGCGATCGCCGACAATCGCACCGCCGAGCTTTCAGAATGGGACGCCGAGGCGCTTTTCGATTCTCTCGAAGCGCTGAAAATCGAGAATATCTTTCCCGACGACATCGGGTTTTCTGACGAGGACTTGGCGGCAATTCTCGGGCCGATGGCGGACGCGATCGATGGTGACGTCGAAGAATCGGCGGAGTCATCGGGCGACGGCTCGGGATCCGGCCGCGGCTACGTCTGCCAGATCGAATGCCGCGACGAAAACGAAAAGGACGACGTGACCAACTGGGCCGCGTCGTCCGGGTATCGGTGCAAGGTTCTTGAGTCGGGGGCGGATTAGGACGGAGGATCTTCGATTTCCGGGTCGAGTTCCACGATGATTCCGAAAGCGCGAAGGTTTCGGATTGATCGTTCGATAAGCGTCTTCTCGGCCCAGAGCTTGGCTTCTTCGGGATCTTCGGAGTCCAAGTCGAACCACTCGCCCGTAGCATCGTCTTCCTCTCGGAGCGTGAACCACTTCTTGTCACGTCTGAGGGTGAAGAACCTGGCATTTCCAGGCGCATCCTCGACGCAGAGCGTCCAAGAGTCATCGCCGTCGAAGACCCACTTTCCTCGCGGTTTCTTCTTGCTCATGATCCCTCCGATTCACCGATCTCGGTCTCTTTGAAGATGAGTTCCCGAACAGCGTCCTTGTCTCGAATGACCATCATGGACGACGCGATTAGATCGTTGTGGTAGGCAACGAGAAGGCTTCTAACCTTAGCGGCACAGTCGCGAAGCGACCCACCGAAGACTTTCCCTCCTTCGAGAAAGACGTTCCATTCTCCATCGCAAAAACGCGTGATCCTGTACTCTGGGAACGTACACCCCGGTACTTCGTCGAATGCGATTCGGTATCGGTCGATCATGCGCCTTCCTCCTTACCTGCCGTTCTGATCCACGCATCGCCGTTCTTGTAGCGCCCGACCATGATGCGCTGGTTCTTCCCTAGTCGAATGGTCATATGGAGCTGATCGTCTTCCGTGACCCTGACGTCGACGGTTCGCGCCGGGATTGGCTCCTGCTTCTCCTGCGGCGGGGGTCTCGGGACGCCGTTTCGTCCGTCCATGAGACATCCAGGCGAGCAGTAGTTTCGTCGCTCGGGGTCGAGCGGCGACCGAAAATTGCCGCCGTCCTCGATCGGTTTCCCACAGTAGTCGCACTCCATGGTCTGATCCTCCTTCCTCAAAGCTTGAATTCCGTGATCTTCGGCTGAAGCCGCTGGATCGCTTGAAACCGCCGAACGCCGTCGGCGCAGCGCGGCGTCCAGTGTTCCTCGTGGTAGTTGCGGTGCTTGCCGACGCCGTCGCAGCTCTGGCACCACGCGGGCCGACAGCACGGGCAAGCCGGCCCGACGACGACCAGCATCGCCGGAACCCAGACGTCGATTCCCGCCGACTCCGGAATCCACCGCGGCACCATGGACGTCAGATCGTCGACGAAGCGTTCGAGCCCGTCCGGCGTCAGCGCCACCGGAATCACCGCGAGCTGCGCGTCGACGCAAAGTTCCCAGAGCGGAACGTCGCCTTGCGTCTGCGACCAGAACTCCGCGGGGTCGCGCTGGCAACAGAGCTGATACAGCGTTTGGACTTCGTCGTGGACGTGATCGCCGGCGCGACGCGCCGTCTCTTGCCACCGCTCGATGCGGTCCGGCGTAGCGGCTCGCAGGCGCTGCTTGCCGACGATCGGAAGCAGCGCCCGCATGAGATCGGCCGTTTGCCCGATCGAGAAATTCGGCGCCCAGTAGCGGATCTCAGGCAGCATCGAGCGAGTCCTCGTTGGTGACGTCGCGGACGGAAAGCGGTTCGCCGCTGGCAACGCGAGCGATCAAGAGCTGGAACCTCGTGCCGCGGATCGAGTCTCGGACGATTCGAAAGCGCTCGTCGTCGAGGACTTCGCCGCGATCCATGAAGAGGAACCCGAGGTCGCCGGCCGTCTTCTTCGCGATCTCGACGGCGATCATGGTACGGCGCGACTCCTCGACGTGAGCGAACGGGACGTCGTCGACGTAGAGCCGTCCGCCGCGGATGTCGAGCGCGCCGAGGTCCATCTCCGAGAGCATCCGGCTCTTCAGCCGATCGACGGTCGCGATCCCCTCTTCGAGCGATTCGTGCCGCTCGCGGAGCCGTTCGCCGAGCCCAATCGTCTCGTCGCGCGAGCGCGCGAGTTCGCGCAAGAGAACGCGCGCTTCCGTGATCTCGGCCGCGCGCGCTTTCTTGCTTTCGAGCGCCGCCCGCTCGGTTTCGAGATCGGCGGAGGCGGACGCCGCCCGCGCTTGCTCCGCCGCTTTGATCGCGCGGATCTCGGCTTCGAGCCGCTGCGCCTCCGTCTTTTCGACGGCGATGAGCGCCGAACGCGCGGTCTGTTTCTGCCCTTCGAGCCGCTCGATCTCGCGCGCGAGCTTCTCGATTTGCGCCTGGATTTCCGCGGTTTTCTCCGCGGTCAGGAGCTTCGCATCGTCGACGATCGCGGCCGTCGACTGGCGGATCTCGGCGATGGCGAAGGTCTCGGCGCGGACGCGCTCGGTCTCGACGGCTTCGAGCGCCGTCGCGATCCGCTCCGACTCCGCGATAACGGCGTCGACGTCGAGTTCCTCGGACCCGTCCGGGAGCGCGAGCTTGCCGATCCGCTCGTCGTAGCCGAGCGCCGTGGTCTCGGCCTGCTTCGCGTCGCGGTTGACGTCGCGGCGCCGATCGTAGAGACACTGGCGCGCGGCTTCGAGCCGATCGAGCGCGGTCTCGGCCTTCGGGTCGGTCCGGAACGCTTTCGCTGCCGCGGCGAGGTCGTCTTCGCCGATGACCGGTTCGAGCGCCGGCGCGAGATCTCGATCGACGTCGAAATCGGGCAGGAACGCTCGCACGAGCACGGCGACCTGATCTTTTTCGGGGATATTCAGGAACCGGGTCGGGTCGACCATCTCGCCGTCGACGAGGCTCTTGACGAAGCTCGCGGGCTTCTCGATCCGCCCGCCCGTCTCGTCCTCGACGACGTACGAGGATCGCGTCGGCGCGACTTTCTTCTCGATCTCGACGCCCGAGTCGAGGGTAAGTCGGACGAAGCCGGACTCGGCTCCGCGGTGAAGAATCCCGGGGTCGTGCCCGCCGTCGAAGACCCAGCGGACGGCGTCGATGATGCTGGTCTTTCCCGTCCCGTTGGACCCGCTGACGAGCGTAACTCCTCCCGGCCGCAAGTCCGCCGATTCGATCCCGAGCACGTTCTCGATTCTGATTCTCTTGACGTTCACAACGATCTCCTTTCTACTCGGGAGACATGTCTCTCCTCCCGAGGTGATCCCCCTCATTCCGCGACGGACCGTCCGCCGCGGTTTTTTCATTTCGCGTTCAGCGCCGCGACCATCTCCGAGATCCGCGCTGCGAGAATCCCGTCGGGGAGGTCAATCGCGTCCTCGCTGAAGAGCGGCGCTCCGCGCTTGCGCAGCGCGGCATCGAGCGACGAATACCGAGCGACGAGTTCCTTGCGCGGGAGCTTGCCGACGGCGCCGGACGGCCGCGGCGGCTCGGGCTCGCGAACGGGTTCGGGTTCCGGCGCTGAACTCGACGAAAACGGCTCTGGCTCGCTGGCCGGCGCTGGCCCGAAGTCCGCCTCAAAGCCAGCAGCCGAACGCGGCAGGCGCCGCTCGGGATAGTCCTCGGTCGCGCCCGGCTCCTCGCGGATCGGCCGAGAAGCAGCTTTTCGCTCGACGCGAGGCGCCGGTTCTTCGAGCGGCCGAATCCTCTCCGGCTCTCGAACTCGCGGCGCGAGCGACATCGGCGGCGCGACGACGAGCGTTCCCGCCTCGAGTTCTCGATGGCGGGGTTTCCGGGGTTCCGCCGGAGGTTCCGAGCGAGTCCGAACCGTGACCGCGTTCGCTGGTTCCGCGGCTGGCAAGGCATCCTCGACGTAGTCTCGATCGTCGATCTCGATCAGCTTCGCGAGCTGCCCCGACAGTGGCCAGCGCTTCGCGAGCGCGCGGATGGCCGTCTTCTCGGCCATCCTCTCCTCGTCGTCGATCCACGGCGACGGCGAGCGATTCTGCCGAGCGTACTGATACCCGCTCGATCGATCGCGGATCGTCTCGACGCGAGAGCGGGAGAGGAAGATGAAGTCCACGTCCTCGACGTCGCGCCACCGAGCGCAGGCGTACACGTGGGTCCACGGCCGCTCGTCGGAGCCGAGAAGATCCGGCTGGTGGACGAGTCTGCGGCGCTGGCCGAGGTCGACTTCGAAGAAATCCCCGGATCGGACGACTCCCGTCCAGACTTGCGAGATCGTCCCGCCGCGTCGGGCCAGCTCGATGAAACCCTGGTACCCGGGGATGAGCTTCACCTCGTTTTTGAACGGCACGAGGTACGCGAGTCCGCGCGACGGCGCGAGATCGAGCCCGAGCTGGGCGGCTTCTACGATCGCCGCGATCAGACTCGGCCGCGCTTGCGGGGCCATGAGCTTCGGGCTCTTGACGAGCACGGAAATCAACGTGCTCGCGAAGTATTCGACCGGGATCGTCTTCTGAAGCGCGGCTTCGATCGAGCCGGAAATCACGCGCGCGAACGCTTCCGCGTCGGCGCGGATCTTCTCTTGCTGATCCATTGGGAGCCTCCTTTTTCGTGGGAATCTATTATGCCGTAATGCCGTCGGAGGGGGAAGGAAAACCGGCGCGGAATCAACTCCGCGCCGGCTCGGAAAGGAAGAGACAGAGACTCAGTAGCCGTGCTTTTCGAGGATATCGGCGATGGCGGGGCGGGGGTCGAAGTTGCTTTCGTCTCCCTGGAAGGAGTCGTTTGCGGCGATGAGCGCATGGCCGATGGAAAGCGGAGACCTTTCGTTGACTCGAGACTGCTCCTTCCAGGCTTCTTCCGACATCTCCGATACGGCGAACTCGCGAATGTCATCGAGGAGACCGTCGGAGCACGCAACGGAGAAGACTTTAAGTTCCAGATCGTCGACGAGAACGTCGAAGTCTTCTACTCGGTGGAAGTCGGGATCGTAGTCGTAACGTAGCTGAGCTGCCTCCCCCTTTCCGTCACGATCGAGGATGCATCCGAGCACGCAGGCGCAGCCGACGCCGCCGACGATAGCGCAGAAGACATCGCGCGATGGGATCGGGTTTCTGGCGAGTCCGAGTCGGATCGCTTCGCTGGGCTTCATGGGATTCTCCAGAGTTAAACCCGAGCGGCCGCGAGCGCCGCCCGGGCTCGGAAAGGATTGATCTATCGATTGCACGCTTCGAGCGCCGCTGCGACAACGAGCCGCGGGTCGAGAACGACGCGGCGGATCCCATACACTCGTCCGCAGGCGATCGAGGCTCCGTCGAGGAGCCGCTCGCCGACGAGGCAGGTCAGATCCTCGGTGAGCCGTCCGGGACTCCAGCGCGGAGCCTGGCTGATGATCCCGCGGTGGATCGCCTCGACAATCGGCCGCGAAAAAATCAGGCGCTTCGAGAGCTGGATTCGGTCGTACGCGAGATCGTTTTCATGGGCGTTCGGTTCCAGGCGTTCGAGGAACTCGCGGCCGCGGCCGTCGAAGTCGAGAACCGCTCCGAGGAGCGAAGCGCCGTTTTCGCCGGACGCCTCGGAAAAGACGAATTGCGGCGAGAATACCGGATTGTTCGCGACGCCGAGCCGGATCGCGTGGGAGAGTTTCATTGGCATGGGATCAATACCCGTTCTTCCGTTCCTCGTAACAGTCCTGGCACTCGCCGGACCGATAGATCTTCACGACCGCGTATCCGCGGCTGTCGAGGCGCTCGCGCTCGCCGCAGGAGACGCACGCCCGGCCGACCGGAGGAATCGACTCGATCGCGCTCGGGAGATTCCCGACGGCGCAGAGCGAGATTCCGTCGCCGGTCCAAAGGACTCTGGCGATCTTGACCGTCTTCGTCTCGCCGGACTTCTTCGTCACGACGATCGTCTCGCCGGCCTTCACTTCCGCGCCCGCGACTCGTACTCCCCACTCGCCACTCTTGAGCTTCGTCCAGGTTGCGTTCATTGTTTCGGTTCCTTTCCGAGGTTCCTTTGTCGTCGCGACGCTCGCGACCAACGAAAGCAATTATGCCACCGCGTTTCGGGAAAGCAAGAATAAATCCGAGAAAATCCGAGGAATTCGCAACCCATGGAACCGCGACGAGTTAAGCCGACCGAGAAGTTTCCGCCGTGCCGGATCCCTGCGGACTTGCGGCACCCGGCGCCGCTCGACGGCCGGGCGGACGCCCCGCGGACGGAGCAGAAGCCGGAGGAGCTGGACGGCCTGATCGCGGCGATCCTCGCGCTCGACGCCGACCCGCTCCGGGTCCTCACGATCGGAGCGCATCACGGCGGGGTCGAGTGGCACCTGGCGCGGCGGGCTCACGAGGCCGAGCGGCGGCTCTCGCTCGTCGTCGTCGACGTCCGATTCCGCGCCGAACTCTCGATCGCGATCCGAGAAATCCGAGCCAAATTCGGCGCCGATGTACGATTCATCAAGGCCAAGAGCGAGAGCGTCACCGCTGAGCAGATCGGCGCGATGGACGCCGCTTTCATCGACGGCGACCATTCTTACGACGCCGTACGGCGAGATTTCGCGCTCGCTCGGCTCGTAGGGGCTAAGCTGATCGCCGCTCACGATATCGTCGAGAGCGAGTTCTCTCGGGCGTCGGGCTGCGAGGTCCAAGAGTGGTGGACGGAACTCGAGCGCGCTTGCGCGGGCGGTTTCGCGCCGGGCTCGACGACGAGAATCGTCGCTTCGGGCGGTGGGGATTGGGGCGGCATCGGAGTTTGGACCGCGACGTGAGTCCGTGACAAAACGGCTGAAAATCCCGACGACGCCGCACATCTTCCAGGCTCGGGCCGTCGTGAGCCCGAAGCCGATCGTCGGCGTGATCGCTGGCGCGCGCTCGGGAAAGACGACGACCGGCGGGCTCAAGACGGCGATCGTCGCCACGCGCCAACCGGGCTTCACCGTCGGCGATCTCGACAATCCCGACGGGTACGTCCTCGGAGTCGGAGCGCCGACTTTTCGGATGCTCTTCCGCGTCGTCGTGCCTGAGATTCGGCGGTCGATTCCGCGCGAGTTGGTGATCGAGGATCGCGCAGAGACGAAGCAGCGGATGGTGATCCGCGGGCGCTGGGGCCGGACGACGATCTTTTTCCTGAGCGCTCAGCACGCCGCGAGCTGGTACGGACTCAAGCTCGCGTGGGCTTGGGTCGACGAGTTCCCCCTCGTCAAAGAGATGCTCTTCGACGAGCTGCAAACCCGCCTCTCCGATCGCAAGGGCCAGCTCTTTCTCACCGGTACTCCGCAGGGGCCGAATTGGGCGTACGACCGGATCTATCTCCCGTGGACGCAGGATCGCGGCGACGTCGATTTCTTCACCTGGCGTACCGTCGACAACCCGTTCATGGATCGCGCGTTCATCGAGTCGAAGCGCAAGACGATGCCGCCGAAGTATTTCCGGCGCACGTTCGAGGCGAGTTTCGAGACTTTCCAGGGGCAGATTTTCGAGGATTATTCGACGCTCGAAAACGAACGGCAGTCGACCGATTTTCGCTTCATCCGGCCCGACGGCGTCGGCGTCGGATTCGGGGCCGAGATCGTCCGGCTCAAAGAGATCGTCGCCGGAGTCGACTGGGGTTTCGCCCACAACGGCGTCATCGTCGTCGTCGGGATCGCGCTCGACGGCCGCGTGTTCGTGCTCGAAGAGTCGGTCGCGTCCGGTCTACTCGTTCGGACCGACGACGCGCGCGATGACACCTGGGTCCGCCGCGCGCGGAAACTCGCGGCGCGTTGGGCGCCGGCGACGTTCTTTTGCGGAGAAGACCGGCCCGAGAATATCCTGCATTTCGGCCGCGAGGGGCTCCGCGCACGCCGCGCCGTGACCGACGTGAAAGACGGAATCCTCTCGATCGCTACCGCGATCCACCCGCTCGACGACGGGCGAAGCGGGCTCGTCGTGCTTCGAGATGCGTGCCCGGTGCTGGCCGGAGAAATCGCCAGATATCACTGGATGACGACGTCCGACGGCACCGAGAAAGAGGAGCCGCACAAAGTCGACGATGACACCGTCGACGCTCTGCGCTACGCTCTCCACTCGTCTCAGAAGCGCAAAGCGTTCCGCCGGCAGATCCGCGGACGCGACGGGAGATATCGCGATGCCGGTTAATCCGGAGATCAAGCAACTCTTCGATCGGCTCTCCGAGCGCCACCCGTACTACGAGGAGCGCATCGCCGAGTGGCAGCTTTTCGGCGAGGTCCTCGGCGATCGGAAAATCGTCGATAAGGCACGGTATCTACCCAAGGGCGAGCAGGAAGATCCGCTCGCGTACAAGCAGCGGATCGCGCTCGCGGAGTGGCTCCCGGAAGCGGGCGAGGCCATCGTCAAGCTCACGGCCGCGATCTACGCGACGAAGCCCGTGCGCAAGCTCCCGACGCAGTTCAAGGAATTCGAGAAAAACTGCAATCGGCTCGGGACCCATTGGGATACGTTCGTGCTCCAAGCGTGCCGCGCGCTTCTCGCCTACGGCTCGACGCGGACGCTCGTTTCGACCGTCGCTCCGCGCGCGACTCGCTCGGCCGAGCCAACCGTCGCCGACGAGATCTCGCAGCGAGCCGGGCTCTTCGCCGCGAACTTCTCGCCCGAGAGCGTGATCGACTGGGAGGCGAACGCCGTCGACGGGGTCTCGATGGCGCGCTTGCGCGAGGAATACTTCACGGGCTCCGGGACAGCCGACCAGCGCCGGCGGACGCGATTCGTCGAGTTCACGCGCGAGACGATTCGATCGTGGGTCTTTCGCGAAGCGAGCGAAGACGGGCTCGAGCTTCTGTCGACGGACGAGATTCCGAACGTGCTCGGCGAAGTGCCGATCGTCGTCGAATACTTCGGCGTGCCCGACGCGCCGATGGCCGGGAAGAGTTTTCTCGAATTCTCTGCGCGCGCCGAACTCCAGCGATTCCGCAGCAATTCCGATCTGTCCTACGACCTGCACCTACACGCGCATCCGCTGATCAAGGCGAAGACGTCGTCGAAGATTGAAGAACTCGGCATCGGGTCGCAGACCGTGATCGTGCTCGACCCGTCGCAAGACGAGGATCTCGAATACGTGTCGCTACCCACGACGCCGTCGGACTTGCTCTTCCAGCAAGACGATCGGCTCCGAACGGCGATCCACCGCTACGCTCACACGGACCCGCTCGGGCAGCTCGAACCGACCGGCACGTTCCAGGCGTCCGGCGTCGCGCGAGCGTGGAGCTTCGAAACGTCGGAGGGGCGGATTCTGAGTCAGATCGCTTCTTCGATGGCCAGCTTCGAACTCCAGTTCTTCCGGCTCGGAGCGCGGCTCGTCGGCGCGTCGCCCGCCGAGGTCGACATCCAGTACCCGGAGACGTTCGACGCGGCCGCGCGCGAGGCGCTGACCGTGATCCTCACGTACGTCCAGGACCGGATCAACTCGCCGACGCTCTCGCGCCGAATTTCGCGGCGTATCGCGCTCTCGCTTACCTCGGAGGAGAAAGACGCCGTGCGGAATCAGATCCTCAAAGAAATCGACGAAAACCCGACGCCCGGCGCAGCGGCTTCGGCCGGGATGGACGTCGATCTCGACCCGGACCGCGAGCCGATCGGCGACGAGCCGGATCAAGACGACGAGAACGACGATGACGATGGTGGCCCGGACAACGATTCGGCGGAAAGCCGTTGACAATGGAAAACGGAGATTAGGATGTCGATGCTCCTTCGTGCCTTCGCGCTGTACAACAAGGTCGGCGACGACGGCGGAAACGGATCGGCCTCGGGCGGTGAACCCGCCGGAGGAGATCCAGCGGACGGCGGATCCGGAAACCCGCCAAACCCGAACGATCCGAAAGCACCGGTCGATCGGCTCACCCTCACCCAAGTGCTCGCGTCGCAGCGCAAGTCGCTCGAATCCGACTTCGACAAGCGGACGCAAAAACTGCTCGCAAAGCTCGACGCGCTCGAGAAACGGCTGCCGCAGGAAACCGAAGACGCTCCGCCGGAGGCGACGAAGCCGCCCGGCGCCAAGCCAACGGATCCGCCGAAGCCCGATCCCGAGGTCGCTCGGCTCCGCAAGCAGCTCGACGAGCAGAAAGCGGCGCTCGACGCCCACAAGGCCGAGATCGCAAGCGAGAAGCAAGCCGCGCGCGACGCAACGTTCCGCCGACAACTGATCGACGCGCTGAGCGAGGCCGGCTGCCTCAGGCCCGATCTCGCGCGCCGCGCGATCGAAGCCGACTTCAAGCGCGAACTCGACGGCGACAAAGAAGTCGCCTACGTCGAGATCGAGGGCCAGTACGGCCCGGAGCGGCTGACGCCGGCGGAGTACATCAAAACGAAGGTCCGTACCGAGATCCTGCCCGAGCTGTTTCGCTCGAAGGTCTCGGACACGGGTCCGGCCGGAAAAGACGGAAACTCTGGCGGCAGCGGAAAAAAAGGCCGTTTCACCGTCGAGCAACTCCGAGACCCAGTCTTCTACGCAGCGAATCGAGAAGCGATCCTCGCAGCGAGCAAGGCCGGGCAGATAGCAGCGGACTAGCTGTCCGCGGAAGGAACCCAACATGGCGATCGAGCCGGTCAAGGACGTCATCGTCCCGGAAGTCTGGGCAGCGGCGGCGCTCGCCGTGCTGTCGAAGAACCTCGTGATGGCGGGGCTCGTCCATCGCGATTTCGAGGGCGAGCTGGGATTCAAAAAGGGCGACACGGTCCGCGTCCGCCGTCCGCGCAAGCTCCAGGTTCAGAACTGGACCGGCGTCTCCGTCGATTCCGACTCGATGATCTCGGGCGAAATCGACATCGAGATGCCGCGCTCGGAGCAGATGTCGATCGTGCTCGACTCGATGAAGCACGTCAGCTTCATCGTCGAGGACGTCCCGCAGTCGACGGCAATCGCCGAGATCGACGAGGAGTACGTCCAGCCGGCGATGATCCCGATGGCAGAGCAGATCGATTCCGACATCCTCGCCGAGATGTGCAACGTCACGAGCACGGACATCGGCGGCGACGAGGTGCCGGCCGTGTCTCAGACCGCGCTCGGCACCGGAGCCGCGGCCGATGAGGGCGACATCATCGCCCTCAAAAGCGCGCTCGACGTCGCGCTGTGTCCGGCCGACGGCCGGCAGCTCGTTCTCGGCACGGATCACGAGGCCGACTTGCTCGGCCGGTCGCTGTTCCATCAGGCGAACACGTCCGGATCCGACGAGACGCTCCGCGGCGGAGTGATCGGCCGCGCGTTCGGTTTCACCGTCCGCGGGTCGCAGAACATTCCCGGCGGTCCGTCGGACGAGTCGACGCAGGTTCCGCAGTCCGTCGCGTTCCATCGCAACGCGCTCGCGTTCGTTTCTCGGCCGCTGCGCTCTGCGCCGGGCGGGCTCGGCGCGGTTTCGCGCGCGTTCAACAATGATTCGATCAGCGTGCGCTACACCGCCCAGTACTCGATCGAGCACAAGGGGACGATCATCTCCTTCGACACGCTGTACGGCGCGGACTTGATCGACATCAACTACGCGCGGATCATGCGTCCGTAAGATCACGGCGTCCCGCATCCACCGGCGGCCGTCGGCGAAAGCTGGCGGCCGTTTTCGTTGGGAAAAGGAGAGAAATCGTGCCGAGTCTCGTCGATTGGATCGCGGCGACGACCGAGTTTCGCGATTGGCCGATGGTGGTCGTCGGCTCGGGATGGTCGCTCGCCGGATTCGATTTCGCCCGGATCGCCCACCTTCCGCGGCTCGTCCTCAACGACGCGATCGGCGCCGTTCCCGACGCCGAACTGCACGTCTGGGGCGACGGAAAGCTCGTCGCGCGCTACGCCGCTCGGACGTATTCGCCGAAAACCCGGCTCGTGATTCAGGAATCCTCGCTCCAGCGATTTACCCGAGAGCGCAACGCGGCGGGCGTTTCGCCGACGGCCGGAGAATTGGTCGCCGCGACGTATCAAGCGAGCGGGTCGCCGAGCGAGGTCGAAAAAGATCCGGAATTCCTCCTCAAGGGCTACACCGTGGCGACGGCGGGAATCCACCTCGCGGCTCGGCTCGGCGCGCGGCCAATCATCCTCCTCGGCTGCGACGCCTGCGCTCCGGCGAAGCCCGACGCGGGGTATTACTGGGACGGCCGACCGAGCATTCACGAAGCTCGGCGAGTCGAACGACTGCGCGCGCCGAACGGGGAGATGGTGCTACGCGAGGATCGGCACTGCGAATTTGCGAAGTCGATGGACGAGCTACGGAAGATGCTCCGCGTTGCTATGCCACGGCATTGTGATAGCGTGGTCTGGAACGCGAGCCCGGTGAGTCTGATCGAGGCTTGGCAGCGTCGAACGATCGAGGAATGCTTGGCGGATGTGGAGAATCGCGATTTTCCCGGGGCCGACGCTGGCGGATGCGTGGCCGCAGATTGAGCCGATCGTCGCTCGCGGCGGAGAGCGCGTCATCGACTGCGCGCCGGAGAAAAATCCGGAAATGCCGGGCTCGATTCGGCTCGATCGCCTGATTCCGCCGAGCGGGTCGCCGCTGCCCGAGCCGTCGATTCGGCTCTACGACTGGTTCGCCGGCGTCGATCCGGCGGAGCGACCGGCGCTCTTCGTCTTTGGTCTCGATCTCTTCCGCTCGTCGACGCGGTATTACTGGACGCCGATCCATCGGCCGGCCGGAATCCGTGAGTCGCGAGTAATCCCGAGCGAGCGGATCCACGCGACCGACTACTACCGCTCGGAAAAGCTCGACATCGAGGCACGCCGTCTCGCGACCGTCGCCCGCCACTACGACGAGGACACGAGCGGAGGCGGGTCGATCCGCGTCGTCGGGTCGCCGCACTCGCTCGCGCCGTTCGAGAAAATCACGGTCGCCGAGTTCCTCGAAGAAATCAGGAAATCCGAGAAACCAGAGATCCACGATGGAGCCGACGAAAAGGATTCGCGCCGCCTACGCGAAGGAAGGCGAGCTAAAAAGACGAGCCGTCCAGAGTTCGATCTTCGTCTGCCCGCGGTGTCGGAAGTTTCTGACGGAGTGGATCCCGGTCGTGACTCGAGAGCAGATGCGGAACATGGGTAAGGGCGGGGTCTGCCTGCCGCACGTGATTCTTCAGTGCTACTCGGGCTGCGAGAAACGGCCGGACTTCAAGCCGATCGACATCCGGATGCCGGGAGCGCTGAACTGGTGATTATCCCCGACCGACGATTCGACGAGCCCGGTTTCGACTCCGAGGCGTGGAACTCGGGCGAGTCGAACGCCGCGGCCGCGTTCCGCGCTCTGCGGCTCCGAGAGGAGTACGAGCCGATCCGCGCTAAACCGGGCGACGTTGTCTTCGTTGCGCCGTCGGGCCGAGGGCGGCTTGCGAGTTTGCTACGAGCGGACGGGCTCGCGACGCTCGCGTCCGAATCGTCGGGCTCGATCCTCCGCGATTCGAGGAATGCCGGGATCGTCTTCCCGTGGACGCTCGACGAACTCGCGGAAAAGCGGATCGATTTCGCCGCGCTGATCGGTCGGCCCGAGCGGTTCGAGAACCTCTTTGCGGCGGTCGATTTCATGGTCGCGCGCTGCGAAAAGGCGGTCATCGTCTCGTTCGACCGGCCGGAGCTGAAATCCGAATTGGTCGCTCGCGGATTTCGAAAGTTCAATTTTGGCAGAGGATCGGTCTTGCTTCGAACGACGACGAAATACGAGCTGAGAAAAGTAGAGAAATGAAGATCGCGATTCTGACCACGCTCTCCGATTTCCACCTCGGCTACTCGATCTGCGGAGTCGTCCTCGACCAAGCCCGGCTCCTCGCTCGGCACGGGCACGATGTGACGCTGCTCGTGAATCGGTTCTTCAACCCGAGCCACATTCCGCGCGCGCCGTTCGGCGTTCGGCTCCAGGCGATTCTTCCCTCGACCGATCTCCACGACTACCGCCCGGACGAGCCCGAGCGACCGGAATTCCGCGCCTCCGTCGATCAGTACAAATTCGGCAACGGTCTTGCGGATGGAGATCAGAAGCGGACAGTCGGCTACGCGGAAGCTACGGCGGGCTACGACGCCGTCATCACGCACGATCTCATGTTTTCGACGTGGTTCCTGCCGTGCAACGCGGCGCTGCGCGAGATCGAACGACCAGCCGGACAGCGCTGGCTTCACTTCGCGCACTCGGCGCCTTCGGACCCGCTGCCGCAGCTCGAAGGGATCGTCTACCCGTCGACGCTACGATTCACGGCCGACCCGCATCCGAACGCGACCCACGTCTACTTGAACCACCGCGACTCCGCGCGCTACGCGCACTCGCTCGGGCGCGTCGAACACGACGGCCCGCGGCTCCAGGCCGACGACGTCGGCGTCGTCTACAACTCGCGCGACATCTTCCGGCTCCACGGCTTCTCGCGGCACGCCGAGGCGCTCGCGCGCGATTGCGACTTGCTCGGGCGCGACATCGTGCTCGTCTATCCGTTCTCGACGCCGCGATGGCGGGCGAAGGGGGTCGATCGGTTGCTCGCGCTCGTCGCGGAGTGGAAGCGCGGCGGACGGAACCCGTTCCTCGTGCTCGTCAACGCGCACGCGAATCAGAAGAAGGATGAGCGGTATATCGCTCAGATGCTTCGCGAGGCCGACGCGCAGGGCGTCGAAGAGGCCGTCGATTTCGCGCTGACGTCGCGTTGGGCCGAGACCGCGGCCGCGCGCGGGAGCGACGAGGATCGGCTCGAATTAACGCCCGACAACGGATCGGGATGGCTGCACTCGGTTCCGTACGATGACGTCGTCGCGCTGCAAAAGCTCGCGACGATGTTCGTCTTCCCGACCGAATCGGAGAACTGCTCGCTGGTCCTCGCCGAGGCGATGCTGACGGGGAACAAGCTCTGCGTCGTCAACTCCGAGGTCCCGAGCCTGTGGGAGTTCGTACCGAAGTCGACGCTCGGCTACCGATTCAAGAGCGAGATTCCGATTCGGAATCCGGCGTACTACCGCGACGTCGCTCGCGAGATCCTCAATCGCTACGATCGCGACTGGGCGATTGCGGCGTCGCTCCACGCTCGGAAGCTCTACGATCCCGATCGGATCTACGAGACGCAGCTAGGGCCGCTGCTCGCGCCCGAGAAGAGCCCGGATCCGGATGCTCGACGCGAGCCGAAGCTGATCGTATTCCCGGCTGGGGCTCGGAAATGACGAGCGACCCGGCGTTTATTCCGCTCTTTCGCCCGTCGATTCCGAACCCGGAGCGAGCGGCCGAGGCGATCGCGAAGGTTCTCGCGAGCGGGTACATCGGCGAGGGCGAAGTCGTTCGAGAGTTCGAACGCGCCGTTTCGATGCTCGCGCTCCATTCGATCCTTGCGACCAGCTCGGGCACGGCGGCGCTCGAATTGGCGTTCCGCGCGGTCCGGCGGAGAGACGGGTATCTCCGCGCGCTCGTGACTCCGCAGACGTGCATCGCGACCGCGGCGCCGATCGTGAACATCGGCGGCTCGATTGTCTGGTGCGACGTTGACCAGAAGACTGGGATGATCTCGGGCGAGACCGTCGCGCGCGGGCTCGAAGACGACCGGTTCCGCTCTCGGCAGCCGATCAACTGCGTCGTCGGCGTCGACTGGGGCGGACGGCTCGCTCCGTGGGCAGAGATCCGCCGTGTCGTCGACGACGCGCGCCCGCTCGGGAATCGCCCGGTGCTGATCCAGGACGCAGCGCACTCCTTCGGAACGGCGTTCTCGGACGACTACTCGGGCGATCTGATCTGCTACTCGTTCCAGGCGATCAAGCAGCTCACGACCGGCGACGGCGGCGGCATCGCGGTCCGACAATTCGACCCGTCCGACGACGACGCAAAGGCCGTCGCGAAGGCGATTCGGCTCGATCGCTGGTTCGGGCTCGATCGCGAAGCCGGACAGTCGATGCGCTGCGATCAGAAGCCCAGCGAGATCGGCGGCAAGTACCAGATGACGAACGTCGCGGCGGCGCTCGGGCTCGCGAACCTCGAAGGCTTCGCGCGGCGCTCGATGCGTCGGAAGAAGATCGCGGAGGCGTTCCGAGCTGCGTCGTGCCGATTCAGCGACGCGGTCCCGCACGAGCCCGGATTCCCGAAACATGCCTTCTGGTTCTTCCCGCTTCTGATCGCCGGCGAAGCGCATCTCGAGAACGACCGCGACGCTTTTATCGCGCACGCCCGCAAGCACGGCTTCGAGGCCGGCGAGGTCCATCGTCGGCTCGACGTGATGCCGGGCTTCCGCTTCGCCGCGGAGAACCCGAGAGCGTGGCTCCCGGGAGTCGATGCGTTCTCCGCCGCGCAAGTGGCGATTCCGTGCCGAGCGGAGATGACGGACGACGAGGTCGAGCGGATCTGCGGAGGGCTGTGGCGATGGCGTACGTAATCGACCCTCCGACGGGGCTCATCGTCGAGCGACGGCCGATCGGCGATGTCTCGATCGGTCGCAACCCGGCGATCGAGGCGCTATGGCTCGACACGCAGCGGAAATCCGGCTGCGACATCTTGGGCGTCGAGGATATCGTGCTCCTCTCGGGAGAGCGCGACGTCGCCGTTTTCCGGCGATTTACGATCGACTACACGATCGAGGCTGACGCCGCTCGGGTCATCGATCGAACTGCTGGGATCGGCGGGCTCTGGGTCGAGCCGGAGCATCGCGGGAAGGGTTACGCCTCGCTCCTCGTCTCGATCTGCTGCGCGACGCACGGCGAGCGCGGCGTCGTCGCGCACACGCGCGACATCGGCGAGCGGTCGCTTTGGATTCGGCTCGGGTTTCGGGTCATCGGTCCGTCGGTGAAAGAGGGGAACTATGTCGTTGGGTGGAACTTCCGCGGAGATCTTCGACCGCTTTCGCTGGCCCACTTTTGAGCTTCCGCCGCGAGCGATCGAACTCGCGGAGTCGGTCATCGGCCGGGCGGACATCCGGATCTGCTACGTCGTGGCGACCTGGGGCGGAATCCGGCGGATCCCGAACGTCGGCCACGACGCCGATCCTTCCTACTACGTCGCGCACCATCTTCGCTGGCTCGCACGGTTCGCGAGCCCGTTCGTTCAAAGGGTCGTCGTTGCCGCGCCGTGGCTTCCGAAAGAGCCTCAGGACGGTTCCTCGGAGTACCACGCCGCGCTCGAACGAGCGGTCGAGGGCTGCGAAATCGAGGCCGTTCTCTTCCGCCGGCCGAATGTCGGAATGAGCTACGGCAGCTTTTCCGACGTCTGGCGGGCGACGAAAGACGACGGCTTCACGCACTGGATCTTCAACGAGGACGACTACGTCTATCCCGTCGGGAGCTTCGACCACATCCTCGTCGGCAAGCTCCTCTCGGACCCGGAACTCGGCTACGTCGGCGGGTACATCCGCCGGAACCACACCCGAGAACACGCTGGGATCTGTTCCGGGATTGCGTCGGCCGAAGATCTCGCGGCGCTCGCGGCTGACAGCGGATCCGGCGTCCTCCCGCACGACAACCGGCCGGAGATGGGCAGCGACTATCCCGCGAATCAATGGGGACAAGTTCACTGGACGAATCGGTATCACGCGATCGGAAAGAAGCTCGCCGATCTCGTGCCGGACGGACTCTCGTGCGGATACATCCGGCCGCGGGCCAAGATGACCTGGTACGATCCGCCCGACGGACTTCGCCGACCGTTCATCGCTCCGATTCAAGCGTTCGAGCCCGAGGAATGGGGACTCGGATGGGCTGGGCCGAAAGACGCTGCGGAGGAGTACCAGGCAGAAAAGAAGCCCGGCCGCTACGAGCAGAAGAGGGCGCGGTGGCGGGGATGAACGCGCATTACATCCTCGCGACCTGGGGCGGGCCGCGCCGCGACGACTGGCCTGCGCAAGTCGCCGACCCGACGTATTTCGTCGCTGTCCACCTCGCGCAGATCGCGCGGCTGAAGACGTCTCGGATTCAGAAAATTACCGTCGCCGCGCCGACGTTCCCGCTGGAGCCAGCGAGCTACCAGCTCCGGCTCGAAGCGCTCGCGCTGCGCCACGAGATCGAGACCGGAATCTCCGTCGAGATTCTTCGGCGGAAGAACATCGGGATTTCCTACGGCTCGTTCTCGGACGCTTGGCTCGCGAATCGCGGACGTTTCGAGGCTACGATCTTTTGCGAAGACGACCAGCTCCCGGGCGTCGACGACTTCGATTCCCTACTCCTGGAGAAACTGCGGAACAAGGCCATCGGCTACTCGGCGGCGCTCGTTATCAAGCGCGGTCTCTGCCCGGTAAGCGCAGGGATTCCGTTCGGAGCGGCGCGAGAAGGGGCCCTCGAAGAACTCGCGCACACATGGGGCGGGGAAGACGATTTCGCGCTCCCGCATTGGCGATCGGCGAGCGCGGAAGACTACCGGCTCCATGAGATGGAGGGGCAGGTTCCGTTCACCTCGTTCTACCCAAAGATGGGATTGAAGCTCGCCGATATGGTCGAGGATGGCTTTCCCGTGCTTTTCCGCGCGCGGCAGTGGTTCGAGCGTTTCGACCCACGAGTCCGCACGGGGAAGCCTCTTTTCTGTTTGCCGGTCGAGTCGGTCGGCCGGAATGAACTGCTACCGATGGCCGTCTGGAGGAGGATGCGTGCTCCTTTCGCTCATACCATTCGACGCCGAGAGGGATTTAGCGAGGACATGGAACGCCGTCTTCCGAAGACTTAAGCCCGGCGACTGGGCCGTCCTCCTCGACCACGACGTTTTCCTCACGTCCGCGACGTGGTTCCAGCTCGTCGAGCGCGCGATCGCGGAGAAGCCGCACGCAGGGATGTTCTGCGCGATGACGAATCGTCTCCCGAGCCGCCGATCGGGCTGGCAAGTCGTCAACGCGCCGAAGTCCGACGATCTCGACGAGCACCGAGCGTTCGGGACGGCGCTCGCGAAGCGGCCGTTCAGTCTCGTCGACGTCACGAAGCCGACGTTCGGGGGGTTCGCGGCGCACCTCGCGAGCGGTTTCTTCCTCGCGGTTTCGCGCGACGTTGCGATCGCCGAGGGGCCGCTCAAGGAAGGCGGCAGCGAAAAGGGCCACGACTGGGAACTCCACCGCCGCGTCCAGCGCGCGGGAAAGCGCGTCTATCTGATCGAGGGGCTCTACGTCTACCACTGGTGCCCGCGGGGGCGCGTCGCGTTCGAGGGGGCCGTCGGATGATTCTCACTGCGATGCCTTACGCTCCCGATCGAACCCGGAACTACGGCCGGGCGCTGAACGAGTTCTTCGATCGGCTCCTCCCCGGAGACTGGGGGTTCGTCCTCGACCACGACGCCGCATTCACGACGAGCGATTGGTTCACCATCCTCGAGCGCTCGATCAAAGCCGAGCCCGAGGCGGGCGCGTTCACTTGCATGATGAACCGCCTCCCGGGGCCGACGGCGCTGTGGCAGATCGAGCCGGATATCGACCACACGAATGACGACTACGAGTATCACCGCCGGATCGGCCGCGCTCTCGCCGATCGGCCGCTGAAGCTCATCGACGTCACGACTCCGCCCGATCGCGGCCGCGTGCTGAATATGGCGTTCTGCTTGCGGAAGGAAACGTGGCACGCGATCGGCGGATTCTCCGAGGACCCGCCGCGGCTCTGCGATCACGACAAGTTCCTGCACGTCGCCGTCCGGCGGCTCGGCAAGCGGATTCTCCTCATCCGAAACCTCTACCTCTATCACTGGATCGGCCGATCGCGCCCGATCTGGAAAGCGTTCGACGATGCCGGAACGGCGCAATTTCCCGATTTTCTCCGATTCCCCGAAGGCATTCCGACCCAAGCCGGGCCGTAATTTCGCGAATTCCTGGCTCTTCGTTGGGAACGGTCCGTCGGCGATGGCCGCGGATCTCGGCGCCGTCGTCGATGCGTTCGGCGTCGTCGTCCGCTACAACCAATTCCACGTCGAGCCGCCGTACGATCGGCGCGTCGGCTCGAAGACGTCGATCTGGGTGACGATCGCGGATTTCTCGAACGATCGGCGCGGCCCGACTCGGCGATCGCCCGAGCTGTACGACGAGACCGCGTTTTTCATCTGGGGGCCGGACGACGCGACCGAGCATCGGAACTACCGTTCGCTCGAAGAAAAGACGCGGGCTCGCGGCGGGAAGCTGAGTTGGATTCCGATGGCGCTCGCGCGCGAAATGAGCCGACGCCCGGAATTCGCGCTCGACGAGCCGGTCGGGCCGCGGAACTTTGCGGTCCCCTCGACGGGGATCGTCGCGATCGAGCACTTCCGGCAGCTCGGGAGGCTCTCCGCTCCCGCCTATTTCCTCGGCTTCGACTCGTTCTCGGCGTCGGATTCGGACCCGGACGGGCATCATTACTTCTGGACGTTTCCGCAGGGGAAGAAGCCGGCCGGGTGGCACGACTCCGCGGCCGAGGGCCGTTTCCTCGCCGGATTGGTGCGGGCTGGTGTACTATGCCCGCTCACCGACGCGATCGAGGAGGTCTCGTGAACGCTCCGTATCTACCCCAGCACTTCCGTTTCCACGCATGGAACGCGACCGGCGACGGCGTCGTCGTCACGGCGAAGGTCGACTATTTCAAGTTCGACGCCGACGGCGCGATGGTTTTCGCCGCTGCGGTGACGGAGTTGAGTGGAGTTTCCGTCGCCAACGGCGCGGGCGAAGAGAGCGCGACCCGAGATAATTCCGCGAATCTCTATCTCGGCGGAATCGTCGAGTTTACGGTCGTCGGCGAGACGAACTGCGCCGGACCGGTCGAGGTCTATCTTCAGGCGTCGGTCGACGCGGGAACGACCTGGCCCACGGATCGCTACGGCATCCTCGTCGGCGTGGTCCAAGTCGGCGCGTCGGAGACGATCCGGACGAATTTCACGGTCTAAGGGGGGTCCGTGTCGAAGTACGGCCGCCCGCAAGTCCCAATCCTCAACCGCGAACTCTCGTTCGCGCGCGAGGTCCTCGCGTGGTACCCGTTCGTCACCCGCGAGACGAAGCGCGCCGCGGACTTCTCCGGCCGTCGTCGGCACCTCGTCGATACGGTCGGAGCGTCGTGGTCGGCGCTACGAGATCCCGAGCTGGGCAACGTCATCACCGGCTCGTCGCAGCAATTCCGCGGGAATTTCGCGATCAAGACCGGCGTCCCGATCACGCTCGCGGCGTGGGTCAAGCCGACGACCGGATTCACCGTCGATCGCGGAGTTCTGGCGCTCAAGGACTCCGCCGACGTCTTCGAAGGGCTCCATATCTACGTCCGCGGCGACCACAAGCTGATCGCCGGGCAGTGGACGAATTCAGGCGACCATCGCTTCGCGACGTCGGTCCGAACGGTCGACGCTGGGAAGTGGACCCACGTTTGCGGCGTTTTCCATTCCGATAGTCGGCGGCAGTGCTTCATCGACGGCGAACTCGAGAACGAGAATACCCAGGGCGTAACCGCGCTCAGCTCCGTCAACCAAACGACGATCGGAATCGTCAAGTCGACGGACACGTTCAAGGGCGCTTTCGCCGACGCCGTGTTCATCAACCGCGCGCTATCCGAGGGCGAGGTCCGCTTGCTCGCGGATCCCGCGGCTTGGGCGCTGTTCCATCGGCCGCGCAGCGGATCGGTCTTCGTCTTTTCGAGTGACTTCTCGTCGTCGAGCAGCTCTTCGAGTTCGTCGACGTCTTCTTCCTCGACTTCAAGCTCGACTAGTTCGTCATCGACCAGCTCTTCGACTTCGTCCTCATCGACCAGCTCTTCGACATCGTCCTCGACGTCCAGTAGCTCGACGAGTTCTTCGGCGTCTTCGAGCTCGACAAGCTCCTCGACTTCGAGCAGCTCGACGTCATCTTCGTCGTCAAGCTCGTCTTCGAGTTCTTCGTCTTCGTCGAGTAGTTCGTCATCGTCGACGTCTTCGAGCTCCACGAGTTCATCGTCGACTTCGTCATCGACCAGTTCCTCGACTTCTTCTTCGAGCACGTCATCGACGTCGAGCAGCTCAACCAGCTCCTCGACTTCGAGTTCGAGTACGTCTTCGACGTCCAGTTCAAGCTCGACGTCGTCTTCCTCTTCTTCGCCTCCGCCGTACTTTCCAGTCCCGGAGCACTATCGCGTCGCCGTGATCCCGACGACGCTCGACATCCTTTTCGAGGAGCGCTCCGGCCATGCGTCTTGAGCTACGAGAGGTCGACGTCGTCCACGCGGGAAGCACTCGCCGATTCCTCTACGAGGTTCTCGATCGCGATCGCTCGGTAGTCTTCGCGCTGACGTCGGCGACGTGGACGCTGCGGCGCTACGGCTCCGAGGAGTCGGAGGATCCCGAGATCGAGGGTACGTCCTCGGTCCGGCAAGAGGTCCCGCGGCCGGGCGGGCGGCTGTCGTGGATCGTCGAGAACAAGGTCAATTTCGACGCGATTCGGCCGGGAGAATACTGGCTCACGACGACGATCCGCGCGCGATCTGCCGAGCCGACGGTCGTCACGCAATTAATCCGCGTCGTCTCCTACGGCGAGAATCTCCCGGACCCGGTCGTCCCGAACCTCGAACTGTACTTGCCGCTCAACGAGGCCGTCGGCTCGACGACGGTCATCGACTACTCCGGCCACGCGCGGCACGGCTCGGTTTTCGGTCCGGTGCAGCTCCGACCGTCGAACGGGAAGTACTTCGGGACGGCAGCGTTTCGCGCCGGCATCGCGCACGACGTTCCGTTTGTGGGCTACGTGGACACCGGCGAGTGGAACGTCGTCGGGTCCGAGATCTCGGCGATGGCGTGGATCTTCCCCAACGCCTCGAACACGATCGCGGACATCATCATCCGCTCGTCGGTCGAGGCGGCTCCGGGCGGGATCGCGTGGAATCTGTTCGTGATCGATCTCGGGACGCTGGTTTTCGGGGCAACGGTCAAGACCGAGGAAGGCACCTTCATCCTCGTCGCTGCCGATTTCCCGCTGACGATTGCGCAGTGGCAGCACGTCGGTTTCGCCTACGACGGATTCGAACTCCAGCTCTGGCTCAACGGCATCCTCGTCGCTCGGCAAGAGGCATCGGGAGCGCTTGTCGTCGAGCCCGGTCGCGTGTTCGTGGGAATGGACGTGGATCGCGAGATCCCGGCGTTCCGCGGCGCCATCGACGAGGTCCGGGTGTACTCGGACGCGCTTCGCTCGTTTGAATGGGATGTGGCGCTGGGAGATCCCGACGACGCCGCTCCAACGAGTTCGTCGTCGTCGTCGTCGTCATCGACCAGCTCGAGTTCGACGTCGACCAGCTCGAGTTCGACGAGTTCGAGTTCAACGTCGTCGTCGACTTCGTCATCGAGTACGTCGTCGTCATCGACCAGCTCGAGTTCGACGAGTTCGAGTTCAACGTCGTCGTCGTCGTCTTCGTCGTCTTCTTCCTCGTCATCGAGCAGCTCGGGATCGTCTTCGTCGTCATCTTCGTCCGGCTCTTCGTCTTCGAGCAGCTCCACAAGCTCGTCGTCGTCATCGACTTCAACGAGTTCGAGTTCGACGTCGTCATCGTCGACGAGTTCAAGCTCGACTTCCAGCTCGACCAGCTCAAGCTCAACCTCGTCTTCGAGTACGTCGTCGTCGTCGAGCAGCTCACACACGACGCAACCGCTTCTCGAGGCGTGGTATCGATTCGAGGAAACGGGCTCGCCGGCGCAGTTCGCTGATTCGTCGGGACACGATCGGCACGCGGTCAACGTTGGCGCGGCGACCGGAACGACGGCGAAGGAGGGGTCGCGCGCGCTCGATCTCAACGGCGTCGTCGGCCGCGCCGAGGCGGGAACGTGGTGGGTGTCCGGGAATCAGCTCACGGTAACGTGCTGGATCCGATGCATCGACTTCGCCGACACGTTCCAGCGCGTCATTGTCAAGGGTACGGCGCTGGGCGATCCCGCTTCGACCTGGTTCATGTTCTCGCTCGCGACCGGGCAGACGGTTCGCTTCCGGCTCAAGACGACGGCGGGGACGACCGGATACATCTCGCTACTGACGCTCGATCTCGCGACGTGGCACCATCTCGCGCTTGTCTACGACGGAGCCGAGATGCGGTTCTACATCGACGCGGTTCTCGACCAAGTACAGTCGAAGACAGGGGATCTTGACTCGACGGATGGGATTCCGATCGTTATCGGCGCGCAAGCGCCGTCCGGAGGATCGGAGTTCGCTGGGCAAATCGACGACGTCCGATTCTATCGGACGGCGCTGACGGCCGAAGAAATCTCGGAGCTGGCGGGAGTCGAAGGCGCGGACTTAACGCCGCCGACGGTGCCGTCCGGGCTGTCCGTTAGCGTGCTGGGTCCGACGTCGCTCTTGCCGGACTGGAGCGCGTCGACGGACGCGGGAAGCGGCGTTCTCAATTACGACGTCGAACGCAACGGATCCATCGTCGCCGTGGTTCCGGCTGCTTCCACGTTCTACCACGATCAGGGTCTCACGCCGTCGACGCAGTATTCGTATCGGGTCCGCGCGCGCGACGTCGCCGGGAACCTCTCCGCGTACTCTGCCGCTGTCCTCGCAACGACGGACGCGGAATCGTCCGATGTCGTCCCG